TTGCCGTTGACACACCTTCAAAATCCACGAACGATGTGAATGTAACTGATGTGGATGTGTTATTGATGTGCATACCTATAAAACGCAATTCTAACTTTTTGTTGCAAAAGAAAACCCCCCACCGATTTGATGAGGGGTTGTTGTCTACAAATACTCTTTGTAGAGTGGTTCAAATTAAACTCCTTCGACTGGGGTAACTACCAATTTAATCTCGGTGTAATTGTCCGCATCTACGGGTGCGGGTGGCAATGGTTCGCTTGACATGAATGTCAAAGTATTCAAACGAGCATCACCCATTTGTGTACCCCATGCACTTGATCCACCATTGGCATCACAACCCAAAGTTTCACCCAACAACCAAAATTGGTCGTTTCTGTCCCACACGATGATTTGCCATCTACCTTCGGTCAACACTTTCAAAGTGTCCATGTCGGCATCGCCCGTTACGGGAGTTTTCCCGCTTGGCTTGAATGACAAAGTAAAGGTGGTTTCGTACGCAGCCGTTCCGTTATCGCGCGATGCAATCACGGCGGTTTCCAAAGTACTCAAACCTTTCAACTCCCAAAATGGGGCTGAAATTGGGGTTGTAGTTGTTCCATTGTCAATCAATGTTACTAACCCCGCTGGTACGCTTTTTGTAACTCGGTTCTTGAATTCAAATGGTACGAAGAACGCACCTTTCAAACCACCCACGAATTGCTTACATGGTTCGTATCTTCCTAATAAAGTTCCACAACTTGGCATATTTTTCTATTTTGTTGGTTAAAAAAAAGGGGCGGGTGTTTATGCCCACCCCGTGTTTATATTGTTCCTATATTATTAGGTTACGTTAATTACAACTTGTTGAGTTGGGTTGGTAGCGATGATACCACCAGTGAAACGCATGATTACACGCACATTCTGTGAACCATCGATATCACTCATGTCAATCACCTTAACCTCGTTGTAATCGCTCAACAAACCAGTTCCGAAGTGCAAATCTGACTTCATACCCAATACACAGTCAAAGTCGTTAAGACCAGGACACATGGTTACGGGGATACCTTGGAAGTTCATTGGCTTTTCACCTACATAGAATTGGAAGTTGTAGTTACCAGCAGACAAAGCGGCTTGGTATGCCTTCATGGTAGATGGACCAACATAGTATTGGTAACCTTCTTTACCATACAATGCTGCGGGTGAGTAATCCAACGCTTCTTGCAAACGAGCAACAACATTTGATCCACTTGTAGCACCACTGAAAGGACGAACGATTGCAGAGTTGTCAATCAAATAACCAACCATACCATCTTGACCAGGAACCAATGCGGAATCATACCACAAGTTTGATTTCCAGATACCCAATTCGTTTGCTTGTGCTACTTCGGCGGCGGTTTGTGCCAACATGAATTCTTCGAAAGTTGCAGGCAATTTTTCAAATGCACTGAAACCCGCTTGTGCTGCTTCCCATGTAGTACGCAATTGGTTCTTACAAAGTTGTAAGTTTACTTGCTTTTCAATGGTAGTCAACACATATTCACCCAAAGTTACTGATGAAGAATCAGTAAAATCACAAGTTGCATCGGCAATGGTGATTGAATCTTGGTAGTTACGGATAACTTCTTTGAAAGCCACATTGGGGTGCAATGTGATAAGTTCTTTTGCCAAGGTCTCGCCTGACAACAACGCGGCCGCAATGTATTTGTTACCAAATAAACCCGCGTAGGTATTTGGAGATACTGTTGGGCCACTCAAATTGATTTTGTTTAATTTATTGTTCATTTTAGTGGTTTAGTTAAAAAGTTGGTCAAATACTCGGTCTTTGATTGTCTTTTCACGCTTACTTGAAATGTGAAAATTCATTTTGCTTGTGGTTGTTGCTTCGGGGTTGAATGGAGTGTGAGGGGCGGGTTCAGTTGCCAATCTTTCTTCCAATTCAGCGTTCTGTGCTGACAATGCAACCTTTTCAGTTTCCAACGCTGACAAACGGGCTTCAAACTTGGCTTCAAGTTCTTTGATTTGTGCGCTGAAATAAGATTCTTCCATTTCGGTTTTAGATTTCACGGTTTTCTTTGGTTTCATTCCCATTTCTTCCTTGATTTCCTCTTTCATGATATCGTCTTGGGCTTCAACTTCCTCAACGATTTCTTCCTCAACTTCGGCTTCTTTTTTAGCGATTTCAACGATTACTCCGTTTTCGTCAACCTCAACGATGTTACCATCTTCCATGGCGAATTCACCAGCGGGTGCGGGGATTTTACCATCTTCGGTTACGATAAAAATTGCTTGGCCTACTTCAAAGGCATCCGCTTCAAAAATGGCTTGGCCATCTTCGGTTTTTACTTGTTCCAACGCAACGGCAACGGGTTCATTGATACCCAATTTTACCATGATGCGGTCCAAGATTGATTCTGCGTTCATACTCATAAAACTTTATTTTTTTAGATTGTTAGATTTTTGATATTCCAATAAAAGGTCTTTGACCTCGTCAAGTAATGATGGTTGTTTACTCATCTTCATTTTGTCTGCGAAATAACCTTCAATGCTGAACCCCTTAAACTTGCCATCCTTGGCATCATTCCACACATCATCGTTGGTGATTTTCAAACAACCCATCCATGTACCAATCGGATCGTTCATCCCATAGATGGCCGATTTGTCCTTTTCCATGTCCTCCTTAATCCAAGTTTCAACCATGCAAACACCTTGAACCGCCAATTCGTGTTCAATAGTGGCGTTGCCTTGATTCCCCTTCATCAAAAACATCTGTGATGCTTTGCGTACGGTATCCTTGGAAAAGTAAATGTAAAATTCATCCATAGCCCCATCCACAATTTGTTTGCGGTATATGGGTTTGTCTGGAATCAATATCGGACCCATCAAGATGCGTTTTTCTGCATCTACCTTGGCAAACTTTACTTCATGGGATTTCAACGCAACAAAATTGGATTCAATCGCGGGGGCTTCCACGATGCTTATCGCATCAATGCCACTTGCCATTTGTTGTTCATCCAATATAAGTTCAACTATGCGCATTAGATAACTTGTTTTAATTCGCTTGTGTATTCTTTGTGGCGTTGGATATTCTTTTCCAAAACAGTAACTAATTTCACCACTTCGTCATAACCTTGGATTGATTTCAAATCAACGCCCAATGCCTTTGACATTTGACTTGCTTTTAACAACAAATCTTTGGCAAGTTTAATTTTATCAATTGAACTATTAACAACACTATCATTGGTTTTAACTTGATTCACTCCATCCCTTTTCAATTGTTGCAATGGGCGTAAAATCTTTACGGTGTCATTAATAACTTTATCGTCAATTGATTTTTGTGAGTTCAACGCATTAACCATTCTTTGAATATCGTCAACCAATGCCAAATCAACTTTAACAGTTGACAACTCAACTGATTGAACGGCACTTGATGCCATGAATTTTTCAAATGATGTTTTCATATTTTATACTATATCTAATTGGTCTAATACTTTTATGTTTTTATTGGCAAGGTTAATTTTACCCTCAAAATCTTTTGTCCAACGGGTAAATGCACCAATTAATTTTTCATCACCCAATGTTTTTGCCATCTCTAAACCTTTTTTGGCTTGTGCTAAACCATTGTTGGAAACCTTGATTGAATCTTGAAGCATTTGTCTTGACTTGGCAATGTTTGAACCAATTAATGCCTTATCATAAGCATCAATACTGATGTTCACCAAATCATCTAACAACCCTAATTCAACTCTAATACCTTTCAATTGCATAACCATATAACGAATTATCCAGGGAATGTTGCGTTTTGTTGGATTCTGCGGTCAAGGGCTTGTTGTGTACTCATGTCTGTTGCAACTGCATACGCCTTGATTGGCTTTTGGTTTTGTTGCGCCAATGACCTTGCAATCTGTGCCGATGGGTCTGCTGAACCACCCACGATTGATACACTTGGCCCGCTCGGGGCTGATGATGATGTGTCTGTTGCACCTGGTACGGGTACGGATGTCATTTTACGCACATTCGCAAAACCCGTTGCGATGATAGCCGCTGCGTTAATATAACCTAATGGTGTTCCCGCTCCCACCGAAAGTGCTTTTGTTGCACCCGCATAAGTGTCAATGATTGCACCCGCAACCGCCAATGTTTTTGCCGTGGCCGTTTCTTCACCAACTGCATTTCCCAACGCTGACAATGCGTTTGATGTGGCATCCATGATTGCCATCTTTGCATCAAATTCTTTTTGTGCCAAATCCTTCTTTTTGGCTTCTTCTGTTTTGGCAATATCGATACGCTTGTTTGCCAATTGTTGTTCCAATTCGGTTGTGGATTGTCCGTTTAATTTTCGGGCTTGGATTTGGTTTTGTAACCTTTCCAATTCCAATTTGGTTAACGCATCTTGTAATTCCTTTTCATTGGTCAAGGTTTGCGTTAACCTCAATTGCTCTTTGGCGTATTGGTCATCGATAAACTTGGCTTCATCCTCGGCGGATTTTTCCATAAATGATTTTAATTCTTCGTCTGCCTTTTTCTTATCATCCAACTTTTTCTTTTCGGCATCCGTTGCGATTTGCCCCAACTTGATTTGGTTGGCTTCTTCCGCTTCTTGAATCAATCGGTCTTTTTCTGCCTTGGTGTATTTGCCCCGTGCAATTTCCCTTTTGGCGTTATCCAAATCAAACTCGGCTTGTTTCTTTGCCTTTTCTTCTTCGTCTTGAATGGAATCAATGATGTTCTTTCTGTCGGCTTCGCGGATTTTGTCCGATGCTTCACGCCTTTGTGATGCGTATTCTTTTTGTTTTTCAACCAGTTCTTTTTGGCGATCCGCTTCCGCTTTTGCCATTTCCTTTTTGCGTTCTTCTTCTTCCCTATCAAGTTTTTTGGCTTCACGATTGAACAACCTTCGTTTGGCTGCCAATTCCGTTTCCGCGTTTTGGGTTGCCACAACGGCATCACTGATTGCCTTTTTGGATTCCTCGGTTTGTCCGTTTAACTTTTGGTCTAAACGGGCTGCGGCCAACCTATCTTGTGCAAACTTCAATTCTTGCGCTGCCAAATCGGTTTCGCTTTTGCGCACTTGTTCCAATGCCTTTTGTCTGTCGGCCAATGATGCGTTTGAATCTGATAACAATTCACGGGCTTGCGCCAATTCTTTGTTCCCTTTTGCACGGGCTTCATTTAATGCCAATTCTCTATCCTCTAATTCATCTTGCATATCGGCAAGTTTACGCCCTTCGGTTGCAGCCGAGCCAAACAAACTACCAACCAATTCCAAAGATGCCGCTAACCCATCTACCAAAATAGTTGCCAATCCACTAATTGATTCAATTAATGGGTTTACAATTGCACTGAATACAGATGTTAAACGAGCAAGGGAATCCATCCCCGCTTCTGTTTTGGTCAACGCAGAACGCAACCCTGCGAAAATTCCAACCAATGTTGTTAAAAACAAACCAATTGGATTTGCAACCAACGCTAACATTGATTTTCCTAAATCCATAACACCACCCGCCATTTCACCGATTGGACCAGGTAAATCACGAAACTTTTGACCGACATTATCCAATGCCTTGCCAAACCCACTCATTACACTTTTGACCTTTTCGCCAAGTTTGTCCAAAAGAACGCCTAATTTACTAACTTCTTTTGTATCAACCTTTACGGGTACTACTACTTCTTCTGCCATGACTTTAATCTTCTTTTAATGTGTTTTGTTGTTTGTTTCCAAGTTTGCTTATATTGGTTCTTTCCTTTGGCGATTTCCACTCTTTCGGATACCCCGTACCATTCTTGTGATTGTAAAAGTTGAATTATCTGTGTTATCATTTTTTGAGTACTAAAAAGTTTGCTTTCTGAATTACGATTGTATGGCTTCCACCCGTTACGACTTTCCAAACAAATGTCACTTCATCTGTAGGGGCTAAATCCAAAATGGTTTCCATGTTAACGCTATGGTGGTTTGAATCAGTCAATCCGTATGCGCTTGTGTCAACACCATTAATTTGTATTTCAAACTCAATTTGTTTGTTTCCACTTTGACCAAATGCACACATGGCCGTGAACTTGTATTGCCCACCTTCTGTGCAAACATACTTTGCCAAAGACATATTGGATGTGATGTTGTCAACATAACCAATTGATACTTCACTTTCCATTGGAATCGGATCCCATATTGTTGAATCTGTGGTTCGTGATGTTGCGGTGTTGCGGTACATTGTAACTTGGTTAAACTGCAAAATGGATTGCACATTGTCCATCTGTTGAACCAAACTAAACACATTGTTTTTGTTGTAATCCGTATCTTGATTGGTATCCAAATAATCTTGCCCGTTGAACTTGTATGAATTCATGATTCCCTTTGCAACCGAATAGTCCTTCAAATAGGTTTCCCCAAATGGCGTTGCGGTTGGGTTGCTGAAATCTGGCTTTTGACCAGTGGTTGTGAATGTCAATGTGTTCACATCGGGGTATGTAATCAATTCCAAGTTGGCTTGTTCGGTCAACATATCGTATTGGATTGATTGCACTTTGTAGTAATTCGACGAAATGGCGATGGTGTCGTTCAATTCAAGGTTCAACCATTCGCCCACGGGTAGTATTGCAGTCATTTTAACTACCCTTGATTGAGTTGAATACATTCGGGATAGGTATTGATTCCAATACATCATGTACATGGTGTTTACGGGTGCATCACCACGCAATGAC